TAAGGCTGCGAGCGTCTGGCTCGTCGTATAGATTTGCAAATCTTTCTGCAATTTCTCGCTTTGTCTCAGCAAAAAAAAACCTACCTGGAATAAATCATCGGCATTCAACATACTTTCAAATAACTTGGCTCGCTCTTCAACCTTGTAATCATCAAAACCCTCACCCTCCTTTCGGCAGAGAACTGCTGCTACTTTTGGCAATGCTTTGTACTGCCCATTCATCACATCAGCCAACTGCTTCTCATACTCATTCGCCTCTGCAAAGTCCTCGATTGTACTGTTTTGCATAAATCGCTGCGGAAGATAATATATTTCTCCCGATAATTCAAAGCAATTAAATGTAGTATTTTCAACTGGTGCCAAATAATTTTGATGCACAGCGTAAACTCCTGCAATGTCTTCAGCTTTGCACTTCCGTATCAGCTTCTCTTCAGCACCAGTAAAAAAGGCAATGTGCTTAGTGTAATAGTTCAACCAAACAACCAAGTCTTTATTGTCTTCTTCAGGTTCATAATCGTCAATGAACTCCAAATAATCAACAAAGCGACTGATGCTTACCTCGCTCAGTTTCGGCAGTTGGTACTTGATGCCTTCAATCTTGATGTCAATCATTTCGCTTTTGGTTTGCTGATTTTAATCTGTTTCTTCTCCGCTGGTATGGAATGCTGAAAATATTCCTTACCTTGCTTATCCAAGATGGACTGGTCTGTGATGATGCGCTCACATATCCTGCGAGCTGCAACCAAGTTATTGAGCAGCTGCCTTGTCTGCAAGCTCCATTTTTCTGTCTTATCTTCGACCTCACCAATCATCAGGTCAAGATGTGTTTTCATATCCTTAGCGTTAATCATAATAATATAAATTTGTTATTCTTTTTTGAGATTACAGATGTTACTGCATAGCGCATCGCATCCAAACTATGGTCAAATTCTTTTATCGCTTCATCCAATGGATTACCATCAGCATCTTCCTTGTATCGGTAGTTCGAAAGCTCAATGGCAACATCTTTGCTTTCCTTGGTAACTACCAACTCAAACTCATTGATAGCTGATATGCCGTATGAAATACTGTCCTTACCCTTGTCAGCCTTGTGTACGTTCAGCCTATGCTTGCCTCTAAGATGGTCAATCAAAATCGGATCGGCAGAATCAGCAATTATCTTGCCTCTGCTCGTCTGTATCGTTCGGTTTATCTCGTTGCCTAACTCATCAATCCCCATCCCTCGCTTGTAAATAAGCTGCTTAATGTAAATCTTTCGGGTCAGCATATCCAACTTAATCTCAACGAATGCCGCAGGACTGGTGCTGTAACCAAAGTCAAGTCCGTAAATAGGCTCAATGCCAATCTGCCTGTACTCAGCCTCATCAATCGCATTCCATTTCGGATACACCAAACCACCTTCGAACGGTTTCGGGTCTTGCTGATACATAGCTTGGAACAACCTCGGAGAATTGTCCTGAAACTTTTGCAGTTTTTCAAGGCTGTGTCTTTCGGGCCATAATGCTTCACCAATGTTTCTCGGATCGTCTTGCCTTTTGTCTGCTGTCATCAGGATGCCTGGAAGCGTTAAGACTGTCCACTCGTGTGCATCCTTCTGCTTTAAGATTCTGCCTGACAAGTCATCTTCGTGCCATCGGGTTTGAGTAATCAATACTTGTGAGTTATTGTGCAGACGAGTAGAGAAAACACCATTGTACCAATCCCAAACCCTTGCTCGGTATGTCATACTGTTGGCCTCAACAACATCTTTGACAGGGTCATCAATGATGCCAATGTCAACTGGTGTACCTGTAAGTGACCCACCAACACCAACGGACTTATAAAAACCAACATTTTCGACAATCTCAAAGATGTCGGCATTACGCAAAAAACTGCCCTTTGCAGATGTTCGGATATTGGAAGAGTTTAGCCTGGTGTTTGGAAATACATCGATGTAAACATCATCATCCATAATGCGCTGCACATCACGGTTAAAACTTCGGCTTAGGTCAGCAGAATATGAGCAACCGACAATCTTTAACTTTGGGTTGATGCCAAGCAAGTACGCAGGTAATCTTCTCGATGTCAGCTCCGACTTACCGTGCTGTGGCGGCATAAATACCATCAGCTTTCTAATCTTGCCTTCTGCGAACTTTTGAAGGTACTCAATCAGTAGATTGTGATGCCAGGAGAACTGGTAGTCAGGTTTGGTATGTTTAACGAATCGTTTAAAATCCTTCGCTGCTATCAGTTGTCGGATCCGCTGCAAGTTCAGCAATTCGTTCAAGTTCTCTGAGTTGATCAAGGCCAAGGTTTTCCAGTTTTAATGTTTGTTTTATCTCTATCATTCCACCATCTTCGCCAGTTATCTCGGTGCGGCTTAGTTTTGGTATTAGGTATTCCTGAAGCTCAAGCCAAATCTTCACTCTGTCTTTGGGTTCCATCATTTCGAGGTCTTCTTCGATATGTTCCCCAAGCTTGTTTGCTATCCTCGCCAGGAAGGTTTTTGTTTCGGCTGTGGTTTTGTTAAGGCTACCTTTCGGTCTGCCAGTTGCCATTTTGTGTCCTTTTTCAAATAATCCCATTTATTTCCATTTTTTTAATGGTCATCTTAGCCTTATTTATCATTCTTTAGTACCTACAATCAATTATCTTTCCTTTTTGGTATCAATATACCACTCGTATAAAAAAAGTGTCTTAAATCGGCTATTTTTAAAATCGGGGAAAGGAAACTACCAATAACCTTTCCCCTAAGAGACAAACTTAAAACCTGTTTACAAAGCACTGCAAAAATATGTTTTTTTTTCGAAAAAGTGAAGTGTTACAAGCGTTACATTTTTGTTACATCAGAACACCCACTAATACTATATTGTAACAATGTAACAGATGTAACAGGTATTATGTATTTACATATAAGAGTATAATAGTGTTCTTCATAATGAATGTATTTTCCCGTTACAAGCGTTACATTGTTACACGAATTGATTATCAATAAGTTATCTGTATCAAAATTGTAACAAGTTAAAAAAGCTGTTACATGAGCAAAAAAAAAAGAGTGCCCCGATATAAGGCACTCTAAAACAAACTATTAACACACTAAACTTGGTCGTTAAAATCTGATTTTTTAAGTAACGAGTTGTAATCCATCGTTGTTTTTCTGCTAACATCACGCCCAAAAATCTTACCAAATTTCTCCGCTGCGTCTTTTATTGCGTAACTTTCAGCAGCGGGTGCAGCCTTCTGAACTCCATCCGTTTTAACTGAGTTCCAATCAGTTGCACCACTTCCCTTGTCTGTTTGTATCGGAGCAGCACCAATACCATCTTGCCATTCTGTTTCTCCAGTAATTGGGTTTGTTACAAATAGTCTAACCGTGACGCAGACGCTGTTTGCGAGGATTTGAACGGATTTTACCTCAACCGACCATTTTGTAAAAATACGTGTTAAAAGATACTCAATTTTCTCAATTGGCATATAATTATACCCCTTAATCATCGGATGTGTTACAAGCCAAGCCTTAGGAGGGTCTTGATTTAGCAGTACAGTTAAGGCGTTTTGTTTTAAGGATTCCTGTGTATCTGTGATTAGATCCTGGAATGTTGGAAGTTTTGTGATGTTTGACATTGTGGTAGTTATTTAAAGATTAAGAATTATTTTTTTGCCCAGGCAGGTAAACCGATTACATGAATTGCAGCTTCTTCTGTATAACCGTGCCAGTTGTCAGTCTTCAGGCATTTTTTGTAGGTTTCAATATCTGCGAGATATTCTGCTCTGCCTATGCTGATTGACTCTTCATCAAGTTCGTAGATTTCGCAATTGAAAGGAGCTTCCTTCTCAACAGCAATAAAGAAGAATCTTTTTGCATTGGTCAAGTCCATGTATAAGGCGGCCTGAACATGATAGCGGAAGTTCCAAACAGACTTGGCAAACTCAGTTGGACTTGCATCGTTGGTGGTCTTTAGATCAACCAGTACGTTAAACTTGGTATTGTGAAAATCGGGTTTGCATTTTGCAGGCATACCACCGAGCTGACCAAATACTGGTATTTCTGCAACACCTTCAGAAAGGAGTGCTGCTGCCTTTGGATGCTTGGCAACTGACTGAGCAATAAGCAATGCCTGTTCGTGCTGTTCTGATGTTACAATCAGCTCCTTACCTTCTGCCGTTTCAAGGAATGCCTCGTATAACATCTTGCCTTCTTTGGTTCTGCGGTCACAAGATGGCATAATAGCATAATCATCCTGGTCGAATAGCACAGAATGCACAAGGCTACCGAAGTTCATTGCTGATGTTGGTTCTTTTTTCTCGCCTTGAATATAGGCTTGGAAATGAGCAGGTGATTTGTGGAGTTGATCGAGTGAAGATTTGCTCAGGTACTCGACCATTGAGTGATACTGTTTGTTTGTCATTGGTAGTTATTTTTTAAAATTTTAACGAATTATTACACAAAGATAATAAAATATTATTACATTTGCACTATCAAACAATATTTTTTCAAAAATCTTAAAAAAAAATGAAGACTTACCAAAAAATCAAGGAACGAGCAGATCGTGCAGGCATCAGCATCCGTGAGTTGTGCCGCAGAACAGGCATTCACAAACAGACATTGGACAAATGGAGCAGAGTTGAACCGCAGACATTGATGTATTTAGAGCGCATAAATGACGAGCTTGGAAAACAAGAGGATGCTAACCTTAAAAAATATCTCGATGAGCGTAACTCTTAGACCATACCAGGAAGATGGTGTACAAGGCATCCGCAACAGCCTCAAAAAGAATAAAAGAGTGCTGTACGTACTACCAACAGGCGGAGGAAAAACCGAGACCTTTATTTACATAGCAGAAAGAGCGATGTCAATGGGCAAGACTGTGTTCTTCCTGGTGCATAAAAAGAACCTGGTGCGACAGATAAGCGAGCGGTGCAAAAAGTATAATCTTAGACATGGCATTATTGCAGGAGGATATTCTAAGCAGTATTACTTGCCGGCACAGATTTGCAGCGTTCAGACCTTGAAGAACAGATTGTCTGATGTACCGGTACCTGATTTGATTATTGTGGATGAGGCACACCATAGTAATGCAGGAACCTGGAAAGCAATTTTAGATTATTACTCCGAAGTCTATACACTTGGAGTAACAGCCACACCAATCAGAACTGATGGGCAAGGACTTGGAGATATTTTTCAGGATATGGTATTGGGCCCGACACCTGCGGAACTGGTGAAGATGGGCAACTTGGTGATGCCTGATTATTATACTTTTAAGAAGCTTAAAGGATTGGATAATTTGAAGCTCGACAAGCACGGAGAATATAATCAAAAAGAACTTAACAAGTTATTAGAGCAATCGGGTTTAATCGGTGATGCTGTAAAGGAGTACACAAAACTTGCACCTGGTGAACCTGCAATTTATAGCTGTGTTAGTATTGAAGAGTCCAAAAAGTTAGCGAATAATTTTCGGGATGCAGGATATACAGCGGAAGCAGTTCACGGTGAGTTGAAAGATGAAGAGATTGAGCGGATATTCAAAGGACTGGCCGATAAGACCATCAATGTGGTGACATTCTGCGACCTGATAAGTGAGGGCACAGATATACCAGCTGTGTCTGTTGTAGGTTTATGCCGACCAACGATGTCGATGGCATTATACTTACAGATTGTCGGAAGGGGATTAAGACCTTGTGAGGGCAAAGAGAAGTGCATTATATTTGATCACGTTGGTAACTTCGATAGATTTGGTCATCCATTAAAGAAAAGATATTGGACATTGGAAGGAATGAAGAAGAAACGCAAGAAAAAGAAGGAGGATGAAGAGAAGGATGAGGATGATGAATATTATTTTTGTGAAAGCTGCTACTTTTTATATGAGAAGACAGAAGAGTGCTGTCCTAAGTGCGGATTGATAAATGAGAAGAAAAAAAGGACTGTAAAATTTTCAAAAGGCATCGCAGTAAAAGATACCACTACATTGGAAGAGTTGTTGAATGGAAAGCCACAACCGAAGCAGCAAGGAATGAATAGTAAATTAGAACAACTATGGCAACAAGTTAAATTGCAAGGGCATAAAGATGGGCGTGTTTGGCATCTTTTTAAATATTATGTACTAAAGGATTTTGAAAATGAAAAATTAAATATTGCATCATTGAATCCAAAAGAATGTAAAATTGACAAGATAGAACACGCATCAGTCGAGTATCTAAATAAAAAATATGGCTTGGATTTACAATGGTTAGGTGATATAGAAATACAAATTGAGAAGGCCTGGAATACATTTTATAGCCTTAAAAGACTTGAAATGAAAAAAAATTATAAAAAATCTTATTAAAAGTACAACGTAATAAAATATTATTACTTACCTTTACAACCGTAATCAATTATTAACATATCAAAACTACCAAAGTTATGAAAAATGACACTTTTGTTGAGTTCTGCATCGAGCAGGCATTGAAACAACTTGAAACTGCAATGGAACGGTCCAGCGAAACTGCTGATATGGTTTGTGTTGACAAAGAGTACAAAGCTCACGCACAATTAGGAAGTCTTAAAATTATTATCCAAGAAGCTGTTTACTACCTTAAAAAAGCTAAGGATGAACACGAAGCGTAAATGGACTGATATAAATTAAAAATAATTCCTGTGTAGTTTATGTGGCGAAAAACAAGGCTTTATTAAAAGTTCAGGCTTTAAGCATCGTTCAATCCGATGCCACAGGACAATTAAAAAAATTATAATTATGAAAAAAATATTTATCTTGGCAGCCTTTTCTCTTGGATTAGGCTGCCAAAAACCCGAAACAAGGATTGTAACTGAAACGGTTATAATTTACCGTGATACTTGTGATAGTCAGTTCCAGGCAAAGATTGGACAGATTGAAACCAACAACTTGGATTCGATTATTGGTGATGGTGGCAGAGCTTATGGCAGATATCAGATACATCAGATTTGCGTAAAGGGCAGCGGACTTATGGACTTACTTGGCTATACTCACGCTGATATGTTTGACAGCACGAAGGCAGATCATGTATTTTGGGCAACGATGGGCGTTCACTCGCATACCTTTGCTCAGCGGAATGGCAGATATCCAACGTATGAAGAGCTTGCAAGGATGTGGAATGGCGGCCCATCAGGATATCAGAATAAATCGACATTGAAATACCTTGAAAAATTTCGGAAAATATGAGTTCTCCACTCTATCGAAACCCAAAAGTTATAAATGATTATTTAGATGATTTTTTAGACAAATATAATATGAAAGAACAGCAGCACTATGACAGAATCAGAGCAGCTCACTCTACCAAAGGAGTTTTATTCCGTAACAATGTCGGCACAGCATACCAGGGGCAGATGGGCAGCATCAACGGTGACAGAGTTTTGTTGTACCCTCGCTTTGTCGAGTTCGGATTGTGCAAAGGTAGTTCCGATTTGATTGGATGGACTGAGATAACAATCACTCCTGATATGGTAGGCAAACGTATTGCAGTCTTCACAGCAGTCGAAGTAAAAACAAAGACTGGCAGAGTAAGTGATGAACAGAAACGATTCATAAAAAATGTTAATGATGCAGGCGGCATCGCAAAAATCGAAAGAATATGATTGAGCAAGCACAAAAAGTCATCCAAGAGCTTATCTCCGAGGCAAAATATATGGATGGATTCTTAAAGGATGAAGTTACCAAGAAAGCCTATCGTGAGAAGAAAGAAAGACAGCTATCTGTATTGAATGAACTGATTGAAGAACTAAAAAATGCAGAATCTGAAACAATTTTTTTGGAAGTTCCAACTGTTTCTCCTACCTTGCACACCCTTAAACTCGAAACAAGATGCGATATGAGCATAAGAAAGGTTCAAGGTCTTTATGGAAAGGAAGCTGCCCGAGCAGAAAGCATCCAAAGAGCGAATGAGTTTATGGAATACCAAGAGGAAAAATACGGATTAAAATCTAAGCAATGAAAAAACTACCACCAATCAATTGGGAATCCGATCAGGAAGAACCAAAAAAACCTAAGCAGCGCAAACCAAAAGCACAAGCGGCACCTGGCAACACACCAACAACAGACCAAAGAGGATTTGTCGGTGGTTATTTCAAGCCATTAGGATGGGATTCTGAAAGCAGATTTCAGCGTTTCTACTTTTACTCGAAGTTGAGTAATGCGATTTTGGCATTTAGCACATCGAAGTTTACGAAGCAGCACGTTGTACAGCTCGCACCAATAGAATTTTGGCAGAATGAATGTTTTGACAAGAGCGAGTTTATTGCAGACTACCTGATTACGATGTGTAATGCAGTAGGTTATTTTGATTTGCAGAGCATCAGAGGCCGAGGAGCTTGGAAAGAATCTGACAGAATTATCTTCCATACTGGTATGCAGTTGCTGAGCGACAAGATACGATACAATCTCGGCAGCATTGATACGGATTTTACCTATGAAATGAGAAAGAACATCCGCATACCAATCGAAACTTCGATGGATAAGTTAGAATGTTCCTTACTGACAAAGATACTATCTTCACTCAATTGGAATACTGATGCTGATGGTAAGTTGCTCGCAGGATGGTTAGCCATTGCTCCTGTTTGTGGTGCGCTATCTTGGCGGCCTCATTGTTGGATTACTGGCCCTCGTGGTAATGGCAAGACTTATGTTTTGGAACAGATTATTCACCCTGTGCTGTCAGACTTTTGTATCAATGCTCAGGGGACAGCAGCAACGGAAGCAGCAATAAGGCAGAAGCTAAACTCTGATGCTATGCCAGTAACGATTGACGAGAGTGAAGGCAACGATGAGAATGCAGCAAGGAGAATGCAGGAAGTTATTGCACTTGCCCGGGCAGGAAGTTCCGAGAAGTCACCTGCTATTCCGAAAGGTGGCAAGGATGGAAAGGCAACCGATTATTTTGTTCGCAGCTGCTTCCTGATGGTGTCAATCAATCCTCAGTTGGTGAATGATAGCGACAAGAGAAGGTTTACAATCTTCGAACTTGCAAAGCACAATAGTGAAGACAAGTTCAAGGAGCTGAACAAGAAAAAGAAGCATACCATTACAGGTGATTTTGGTTTGCGATTTATTGCACGAATGGTCAATCTGTTACCAAATATGCTAAAAAGTATTTACATTTTTACGGAAGCCATATCGGAACTTGTTGGTGATCGTGCAGTTGCTGACCAATATGGTGCATTACTCGGTGGATGGTGGCATACCTGGAACGATGATGTTGTTGAACCTGAAATGGCATTGGAAGAAGCTGCGACAATATTGGATGCGAAAGGAATTTTGGAAGACAAAGAGGACTTGACAGATGAACAAAGATGCCTTCAAACGATTTTACAGCACGAAACTCGAATCGAAGGAGATTTTATTGGTACTGTTACAGTTGGTGAGTTGGTCGAATATGCTTCGGAGTATGAACCCCAGGCAAAAATTAAGCAATCGGCAGCGGATGAAAGGCTTCAGAGGCTTGGATTGAGGGTAATTGAAGAGCAGAAAGAAAAATATTTGCTCATTCTGAACACATCAGTTTTTGTTAAGCAAGTTTTGAGTCGCACACCGTGGGCAGTAAGTTACAGCACGGTATTGACAAGGCATCCTGGAGCAGAAAAGCGGAAAACTACTCGATTTAGTTCGGGTTTAATTGGCAGATGTGTGCAAATAAATTTAAAAAATGTGCTGTAAAGCATACAATGTAATAAAATATTATTATCTTTGTGCATCGTTAATAATTAAAACTACCAAGTTATGGAAAGTTCAAGCATTTCAATTAAGTATTTAGATTTTTTAACTTATTTGTATCAGAAAAAATATTTTTCTGTAAGTAAAGAAATAAGAGATTATAAAATTGATACTTATTTAACAAAATCACTTTTACATTACAATCTTATTAGAGGCGAAGGTCAGAATTATAAATGGATAGGATGCGAACCAACTATGAAAGAAGTTGAAAAAGTCCGTGCTTATTCTAAACAATTAAGAGATAATACAAGGTCAGGTTTAGAAAAAAAGCAACAAACTAAATCTAAACCTATTACAAATCAAGAATCTTTATTTATTTCAGAAGAACGAGCTGTTGAATTATTAAAATCTAAGGGCTATAAAATTTTTAAACCTGTAACCGATTTTCAAGAAATTTAAAACTACCAAGTTATGACAAACGCAATTTTCACCACAGGACTCTTTATGGAGTGCGACAATTTTCCGACAAACGAAGTTTACGTTAAAATCTCAGGTTACTATGTTGAACCTGAAATGGGCAGTAGAGATTCTTATGGCTGTCAATTAGAACCCGATTTAGGCGGTTATTTTGAACTGACTGGCATCTACATCGAAGATTATAATAAAAGTGTCACCATTGACGAAGCAGCTATCTTATTTGAGAAGTCTTCTAAAGAACTTGACCGATATTTCTGCGAGGAACTTTCAGAAGCTTATGAAAATGATACGGAGGAGTCGATATGGTGTTAGGAATAGCAATTTTTTGTCTCAGCACAGGTCTCGGCCTGTTGCTGTTGACAGAAAAAGTTGGTTACATGCCACCGAAACGAAAAAATAAATATAAGTATTACGAACCAAAAAACAATTAAGATGGTAAACAAAATTACGCTGATCGGGCGCATCGGTCAAATCGAAACCAAAGACACCAAGTCAGGAGATAAGCTCACCAATCTTTCTGTGGCAACATCAGACAGCTATAAGGATAAGAGCGGTGAATGGCAGGAGAAAACACAATGGCATCGTTGCACATTGTTCAAGGAGTTCAAAGCTGACAAAGGTGACCTGGTTTATTTAGAAGGAAAAGTTGAATACCGTGAGCACGATGGTAAGTACTACACCGATATTATTGCCTCGTATGTTCGTAAAATCAATTCTAAGGCAGAAAAACAGAATGAGCAGCACGAAGCTACACCAACACTATCCGAACCTACCAACGGTCAAATGGTGGCAATGAAGATAAAAGTAAAAAAAGGTGAGCTGACAATGGCACAGATACAAGATAAGTTCAGTCTTACAACAGAGCAACTGGCACAACTCAGAGCTGAGGTGCCAGGAAGTGCTGATGAGGCAGAATTACCGTTTTAGTTTTTTAGTGATTATTGAAGTGAGCAGCTGTTCGGAAATACCGTGCAGCTGTTTTTATTTTTGCAGCTGCTTGATGATATCATCCTTTGCTTTAAGCTGCTCATTCAAGGATTCTTTATGCTCCTTGTGAATCTCACTAATCTCGTGCATCGTATTTTTGTGTTCGTTGCGCAGTTTCTCGGTTTCTTCGTTGAATCCTTTAACCTGGTTCTTCATTTGCTCCTTCATTTCTTTGAGCCAAAACCAAAGCACGGCAACAACTCCAAACTTAGATATAATTTCAAAGATAGTTGACTCGATTGCAACCTCTGCACCGGTAAATAAAAATAGCCCTGAAAAAGCAGCGACATCTACAATAATACTTTTGTCCATTTGTTGGGGTTTATAATCAATGAGGGGCAGGTGTTTAACCCACCAAAAGTCTATGTTTTTGTTATTTTTTATTTGTTCAATTTTTAATACCCAGTTACCGTTGGCATCTTGCAGGGGAGTAAAGTATCGCCCCTTTGCGTATCGCTTACCCTCGATCGCTTCCTTCTCCTCCTCCGTTAAAAGTCCGACCTTAGTTTTGCACATTACATTAAACAGCGAATTGAGCCAGCCAAATATTAACCATATCGGGCACATCGGCATCATCCCAACTATCTGTATAAGGCATATCCTCAGCACGAACTCCGAACTCCGCTGTATCTGTTGTCAAAAGCACGTCAACGCCTAAAAGTTTGTCAAGTGCTTTGTCTGAAATAGTGTTTAGGTTTATAGCGATTGTAGGGTTTACAATCTGTACGTTAAATTGTGGAAATTTGTATGTCATGATATTTTATTTTTAAGATAGTGTTGTTCCTGTTACTGTGAAAG